TAATCATTAGCCCACGCGTAGGTGTACCCGGTGCAGAGTTTGACGCCGAGGGTGCAGAGGCCAACGGCATTAACATTGCCGCGCTAGTCGAGGGCGGGTTTATAGAACAATCCACAAACGAAACCGCAAAACCTGCTAAAACTAATAACAAGAACACACCAAAGGATTAAAGCACCATGGCCACAAGCACTTACCTAAGCAACCCAAACGTAACCGTTGGCGCAGTTTCGCTGCAAGACCAATGCCAAGGTTTGGTTTTTACTCGCACTATTGAAGCATTGGAAAGCACCGCGTTTGGTACTGGCTCGCGTTCATACGTGGCAGGCCTTGAAAATTCCACCCTGCAGCTTGACCTTTACGCGTCGTTTGCAACATCGGAAACCTACGCAACGCTTAAAAGTTTGGTAGGCACGCAGGTAACCGTTTCATGGTCACCATCGGCAACTAGCCCGGGAACAGCAACCAACCCAACCATGACCCTTACCGGTGCATATTTGGAAGCCTTGCCATACACAATGGCATTGGGTGCGCTAGGCACCATGAGCGTTACCTTTACCGGTGGCGTTTATTCAGTAGTCGAAGTATAAATTAAAGCCGGCAACGGCCCGACACGAAAAGGCACGCAATGCAACTACAACTTAAAGCCACGTTTAACGACGGCAGTTCACATGAAGTAACAACTAACTTAATGACCATCGTTAGTTGGGAACGCAAATTTAAGCGCAAAGCATCCGAGATGGCATCGGGTGTAGGCGTAGAGGATTTAGCCTATTTGTGTTACGAGGCTACGCGCTTTGCAGGTATCACGGTACCGGCAACACTTGACGCGTTTATTACATCGTTGGCGTCTATTGAAGTGGTAGAACAACTAGACCCAAAAGCCTAAACGGCACGGTGCGTAGAGCGCTTGCCGAAATTTTAGTGGCAACAGGGTTTTGGCCTAGTGAGATATCATTCGAGTTAGACGATATGAACGCCACCATCGAAATACTAAATAAGCAACGTGGCGGTAAGTAATGGCGTCGCGCTCGGCTATCCCCCAAATAGATGGCATCCAAGAGGCGCTAAAAGCGTTAAATGATTTTGACCCTGCCTACCGTAAACAGATCACTAAGGACATACAAAGCACGGGCCAAGTAATTGTTGCAGAGGCTCGTAGCATGGTGGCCCATTTTGATAACAGCAAAGGCACCGGGGAACCGTTAAGCGGTATGCGTCGCGGCAACCTTATTAAAGGCCGTAACACGCAATGGCGTACCGATCAGGTGCAAAAGGGTTTTAAGGTAAAGGTAGGTGTACGCGCCAGCAAAGAACGCTACGTGAACTACAACCGCACTACCGATGGCGTGGTAACCCACAATGAGCAGGTGGTATACGGCAGTAAGCCATACCAGTTAATGGTTATTCAACAGGCCAACGCAGCGGGCGCGATCTATGACCATGCCGGGCGCAATACGCAGGGCCTGTTTGTAACAAACCTTGAAGCGCAATCTGACGCAGGCGCGCAACCTCGAGCCATTGACAAAGCGGTAACTAATAACCGTGAGGCCGTGGAAGCCAAAGTAGAGTTAGTAATTAACGATGTTGCCCGGCGCACTAACAGAAAATTAGGGTTTACTCGTGGCAATTAACATACCGATTATTAGCAGCCTTGACGGTTCAGGGTTTACTAAAGCCATTGCCCAACTTAAGAAACTAGAAACCAATAGCGAGCGTGCCGGGTTTATTGCGGGTAAAGCATTTCTGCCAGCCGTTGCCGCGTTAGGTGCGCTTACCGCTGCCGCTGGCTACAGCGTTAAAGCCGCTATCGAGGACAGCGCCGCGCAAGCCCAACTAGCCAAGACATTGCAAAACGTGGTTGGTGCTACTGATGCACAAATAAGCGCTACCGAAAAGTCAATTAGCGCTATGGCTATGGCAACAGGCGTGGCCGACGATCAGTTACGCCCAGCGCTTGCCTCACTTGTTTTAGGTACTCAAGACCTTGCTACCGCTAACGACGCGCTCAATTTGGCCCTAGACATTTCAGCCGGTACAGGTGCAGATTTAACAAGCGTCAGCGACGCGCTATCCAAGGCGTATGGCGGAAACTTTAAGGCGTTGCGCCAGTTATCCCCGCAGCTGTACGCAATGATTAAAGACGGTGCCAGCCTCGATGAGGTTATGGCGCAGTTGTCGCGCACGTTTGGCGGGTCTGCAGCGGTTGCAGCGAACACCGCAGAGGGCAAATTTAAGCGCTTAGGTATTGCGTTAAGCGAAACCGCCGAGGCAATCGGCATGGCCATACTGCCAGCCGTTGAAGCGGTACTGCCATACCTCATAACTTTTGGTAATTGGGCGCAAGACCACGTAGGCACATTGCTTGCCGTAGGCACCGCCATTGCCGCCATTGCTACCGCGCTTATCGGATTTAAGGCCGCGCAAATAATTGCCAACGCTGTAACCGTGGTAACTACCGCGCTTAACTGGTCACTTGCTGCATCGGCTGCAGCTGCTAACACCGCGCTAACCCTTGGCGTTGGTGCTGCCGCTATTGCTGCCGGGCTTGTAGTTGCAGCGGGCGCGTTCCTAGCGTTTAAGGCTGCCACCAAAACAAGTGTGGAAACCATTAAACCGTTTGGGCCTCAACTAAGCGAAATAAATAACGGTTTAGGAACCTTGCCACCAAAACTAGAGGGCGCGGGTAACGCTGCCAAGGGCATGGCCGACAAGATCAAAGAGGCAAGCGAAGCATTAAAGAAATACCTAAGCGCCGCGCTCGAGGATGCACAAACACAGTTACAGGATGCACAAGTAGCGTTTGACGATTTCGCTACCAACGTAAGCGACAGTATTAAAGATGCGTTTAGTTTCGCTGACGCTAAAGACGCTGGCGATGAAACAGGCGCAGGGTTTCTACAGGGCTTGCGCGATCAGGTAGCAGGAATAGTCAAGTACGGCAACGACGTTAAAACATTGTTGCAAATGGGCTTAAGCCAGCAATCATTACAGGCCGTGCTAGACGCTGGCGGTGAAAGCGGCGCGGCTATTGCAGCCGAGTTAATCGCTGGCGGTGTTGGTGCCATTAACGAAACCAACGAATTGGTTAAGGCTGCCGATAACGCAGCTGCAACCATTGGCCAACAGGCTGCCACGGCATGGTTTGGGGCTGGCGTGGATAACGCTAAATCTTATTTGCAAGGTGTCGAGGCGGCATTTGATGAAGCGCAAAAACGGCTTAAGGCTAAGGGCCTAAAACTGGCTGACATTAAGGGCATTAGCGCGGGGTTCAGCGAAGCGATCACACGCCCGCAGGTTGCGTCGGTAACCCCAATGGTGAACCCTACAGAGGGTTGGGGCATTGGTGCTAACGGCAACATAACTATTAACTTGTCAAGCCTCGTGCCTACCGCGCAAACTGGCGAAGTAATCATTAACTCAATACGCGCATACAACAGGGCGGCAGGCCCCGCCAATATCGCGGTGGCATAATGGCTACCTCGGTAGTTGCCAGCGGAGACTATGAACTATTCATAGATACCGGGTTTATGCTTGACGCGTTCACCCTTGACAACAGCATTAGAGGCGTTTTAGATAACACGCAATACGTGCTAGATGGTGTAACCGAGTTTGCCCCAATGATGCAATACAGCAAAGGCATTAGCGTTAATCGTGGGCGTCGCGAGATCGGTGACCAATTCAGCGCCGGCACCATGACGTTTACCCTCGACGACACGCTGGCGGGCGGAATCCTAAACCCGCTTTATACGTCTAGCCCGTTCGTAGACCCAGCAGGGCAGTTTACGCTTGCCCCTTTACGTCGGGTTTCGTTTGGCCGTTACAACAGCACTAATACCTATGTGCCATTATTTGTTGGTCAGATCGTCAATTATGACTATGCCTATGAATTGGGCGGAAACAATACGGTTACCGTTTATTGCGCGGATGATTTCTATTTACTAGCCCAAACCGTAATGAACGAATTTAACGTATCCGAGGAACTAAGTAGCGCCCGGCTAACAGCGGTATTGGATTTACCCGAGGTTGCCTACCCGGCGTTAAGCCGTGACATTACTACTGGCACCCAAACCCTTGGCGGTAATGCTGCATACACGGTTGCTGGCGGCACAAACGTAAAGGCTTACATAGACCAAATACAAGCTGCCGAGCAAGGCCGTATTTTCATGTCGCGTTCAGGCGTGCTTAATAGTGACCCTCGAATAGGCAATACCCTTAGCGCACCGGTAGCCGACTTCCACGATGACGGCACCCAAACCCCATACAACAATTTGGCAATAACCTATAACGCCGATCAGATCGTGAACCGCGCCAGCGTGCAACACCTAGGCGCCACAAGCCCCGAGGTTGCCGACGATCTAGCCAGCCAAGCAAAATACCTAATACAAACCGTAAGCATTGGTGACAGCCTGCTACATAACGACGCGGCAGCTGCCACGCTTGCCAGTTACTTGCTAGTCGGGGAACCCGACGCCACGTTTACCGGGGTACAAACCGATTACCTAATGCTGACCACAGCGCAACGCGAAAACCTAGCCCTAGTAGATATTGGCGACACGATCACCATAACCAACACCATTGCCGGCGGTGAGGTAGCACAGGAATTAAGCGTAGAGGGAATAGAGCATCGCCTAGATTTTGTGACCGGGCATCGCGTTACCTACTACACGGCGCCTACCGTAATCGTGTATGAACTGATTTTAGATGACGCGATCTATGGCACACTTGATGCCTTAAATGCTTTAGGATAAGGAGAACTTATGGCTACACCTACCACACTTCCAGCCAGTTTTACCGCTGGGCAGGTTTTGACCGCTGCACAGATGAACAATTTGCGGGGCGCGTTTCGCGTGTTGCAGGTTGTACAGGCAACGCTATCTACACAAGCAAGCACGACTAGTACGAGTTATGTTTCTACGGGGCAAACTGCAACCATTACGCCTAGTAGCACTTCAAGCAAAGTACTTGCTTTTGTTTCAGGTTCAGTAGGTGCAACCGCAGGAACAGACGCTTATTATACGATTTTTAGAGGCGACACAACAACTGGAACAAACCTTAGCGGTGCACCCGGTTTTGCAAACTTTTACCATAGTGGTTCTGGCGGTGGTGGTGCAATTGCTGCAATGAATTATTTGGATAGCCCTGCAACAGCAAGCGCACAAGTTTATACAGTCGCTTATAAAAAATCAGGTGGCGGCACAATTTATTGGTCTGCTGCAAACTCTACTAGCACAATTATTTTGATGGAGATTAGCGCATGATTAACTATTCCCTAATTCTTACAACCAACTATGCCGACCAACAATGGAACCTAATCGGCAACGAATACGACGGTCTTGACTGGTTAGACACAACACCGAAACCAACGCAAGCCGAACTAGACGCACAATGGGCGCAAGTGGACTACAGCAACCAAGTTGCAACCGTTGAAACAACACGGCGCACACAATACGAAGCAAAATCAGACGGACTTTTCTTTGAGTGGCAACGCGGAACTAACACCCAAGCCGCATGGGAAGCAGCCGTTCAAGCAATCAAAGACGCAAATCCGT